CAAAATTCAACGAGGTGGATATCATCCGTTGCCAAGGTTTTAAACTTGAACCCCAAATCTAATTGCCGCTCTCCCAACGTCCTCAATTTGTCTGATAAGTAAGTGGCGTCCCCCACCAATAGCAAGTCGTCACCGCTCAATCCGACTGCGTAGGAATCTGGTCCTGGTTCATCAAAGGCATAGTCGCTCGCCATATCAGTAGCGGCGGAATTACCAAAATAAGTGACATCCTCACCAGAGATTCTCTTCACTTTATTGGCCTTAAACTTTGTCTTGGTGCCTTGGACCCTCCCGTGGGGCTTACTTAACGCGTGTTTCACCTCAATATGAAGGCGAGGGACACCGCTGAAGCGGTACACCGCGTGCACCGCCTTGTGACAATCGCGTCCTTGGCGTAGGTCATGCTTTTCCATGTCACACATGATGAACATCAAATTATCACCAAAATGCAACCTAGCATCGTCAAACCATGCACCGAAGACGTCGGCCTCCTTACCTGCAGGCCATTGTCGAAACTCGCTAAAGGAGTTTATTCGCTCTTTGATCCTCGTCGTGATCTTGTACAAGAGCGGACCAGTTACCACATTGCACTCCGCACTGGGAACGCAAATAATTCGGGGATTAGAAGGTCGAGGGCCACCGATACATAGCAGCGGACTTCTCAACTTTCATGATCACATCGATCGCGGTAAGTTCATGTAAATTCAGGGATTTACCATGAACTGCTAAACGTGCCTTGCGCAGGTTCTCGCGTTTACTCTTGGGGTAGCGTTCCATCCACTTTTCGAACTCAGAGAGCGAAGAGTAGGTGGGCGGCGGACCCGTCGGAGAGCAGCGGTCTCCAGGCAGCAATCTCAAGTGGTCGTATCGGGGATCTCCATCATCCCAACGACGCTTAATCTCGATCCATGCCTTGCAGGATGCAGGCCCCTCGACATCTCTCAACAATCTCAGGTTAAGAGCAAGCAAGACGGCAGCTGCAGAGTTTTCGATCGAATAAGGAACGACGTGGGAAAAACCAATTCCAACCAGTCGCAGTCGATCGCGTTTAGCTCTAGCCATTTGTTTGGCAGAAGGCTGGGCTACATGTAACTTCAGACCCTTGGGTAACGTGGCAGCGTTCTCCTTGGGTATCAATAAGCCCGGCAGGGTAATGTCCTTAACATACTCCACTCTGGTCAGGGGTGCAGCTAGCTGCTTATTCTTCGCCAAAAGAACCCACTGATTTGCCTCCGATTTGTGGTGCTTCTCGGGTGGGAAGCAACAGCCTGCATGCTTTTCACAAAATCGTCGTAGGCGGTAAAGGGGGCGGAACCAACAGCTTCGCCGTTTTCCCTCCTTACCGTCAAGGACTTTCGCGTGAGTTTTGACCAAGTCACCAAAAAGGTGATTGGTACGCCCGATTGTAGCCGTTTCCTCCTCCACCGCTGCGTACATAGCTGCCAGGGCTGCGTACATAACGGCGGGGGCTTTCTTCCTCTCCGGAAAATTATACCGTTCTATCAATCGCCCGCCTGCGGCGATCAACGTCCGAAACAGTAACGGCGTCCTGGCCTGGCAAGAAGCGATCCTCATGAGCGCTCCTACCAATCCTCTAGGAATGAGGATGTTCTGCGAGGCGACATTAGTAACTATGAAGCTGCTACCCGTCAACGACACTTCTTGTACTGGAAGAATGTGAGAGTCAGCGGAAACTGAGGCGGTG